CGGCACCGTCAACGGCTACCCAGTCGTTCGCTCCAATCAGGTGGAGGCCGGGGATGTCTTCTTCGGTGTGTGGAATGCCATGATCATGGGCATGTGGGGCAGCCTGACTCTCCAGGTGAATCCCTATGCGCTCGACAAATCCGGCGGCGTGCGGGTCACCGCATTCCAGGATGTTGATGTGGCTGTACGTTACGCCGAGTGCTTCACTCGCGGCAACAACACCCTCTAATCATGTGGATTCGGATTCTGAAGCAGACCAGCATCAACGGCCAGCCCGCTCGGGTTGGCCAGCTGATTGACGCCGTCGAGCCTGACGCCCGCACCCTGATGGCGATGGGCAAGGCGGAGCTGGCGCCCCAGGATCCGAGTCCCGTGGTTATCACCCAAGGTCCAGACCCTGAGGCGGCAGCGCCTCGTCCTCGCAAACCCCGCCCCTTTACCTGATCATGGCCATCACTCAGTACGCTCTGGAGAAACTCGAGCATTTCGCACTGGCACCAGCTGCCAGCCGCAGCACCACTTTCACCGGCGCAACGGTGAACGTAATCGATCTTAAGGATTATGAAGGCGACATTCAGATTGTTCTGGATGCAGGCGCTGCTGCCGCTACCGGCACCATGACCGGCGCTATCGAGCACAGCCTTGATGGCACCACCAACTTCAGTGCCGTAACCGGCGGCGGTTTTACAGCCGTAGCCCAAGCCGCATCCAAGCAGGTGATCACTCTCAACAGTGACGACTTGCGCCGCTACATCCGATTTGTAGGCACCATCGCCGCTTCTGGCACTACGGTCTACAGCGTCAATGGCTACGGCTTGCAAAAGTACGACTGATGTTAACGGAAGAGCTTGACATCTTCCTTGCCGACTTCGGCGTCAGCGTCACTGCTGGCGCCGTTTCTGGTCTGTGCCTCCTCGACATGCCCGGAGAGGAAATGCTTGACGGCGTGCTGTCAACGATGTACAGCATCACCTGCCGGACGGATGAGTTCGGCGGGTTGGGCTATGGCGCTTCGGTGACGGTGGACGGGGAGGTGTACACCGTGCAGGAAGCGCCGCTGCTGATCACCGACGGCGTGTTCTGCCGGATCAACTTGGAGCGGGTGAGCGATGCACCGCCCTGGACGCCGAGCCCCGGATCGGTGGAGATCGAGTTGAATGGAGACTTCCTGTGACGGCGAAGGTCTACCGGGTCAGGCTGCTGTTCTCCACCCTCACTGTGGCGGAGGCAGAGAACCCCGTGCTGCTGGAGGGGGAGGTCTGGACCGAGAAGGACGCGAGCACAGGGCATAGCACCGGGCGGCGGAAGGTGGGCGATGGGGTGACGGCATTCACGTCGCTGCCGTTTGAGCCCTCGGCAGCCAGCATCAACGCCGCCAGCGTCACCTTCACTCCAGCCGGCACGATCGCCGCGACCAACGTTCAGGCCGCCGTAGAGGAGCTGGACGGCGATGCTCGGATGAGCAACGCCCGGACGCCGACAGCGCACGCGGCAAGCCACGGCGACGGCGGCGGCGATGAGATCACCGTGTCGCAGGACCAGGTGACGGGGCTCGGCACGGCACTGGCCGGAAAGGAAACGGCCGGGGCTGCAGCGGCGGCTGTGACGGCCCACGAGGGCGCCAGCGACCCGCACCCGCAGTATTTGACCCAGGAGGAGGGAGACGGGCGCTACCGGCAGACGGCGACGGCGCTGACGGATGCGGACATCCCGGCGGGCATTGCCAGGGACTCAGAAGTGACGGCGGCGATCGGTGCCCACGAGGCAGCAGCAGATCCCCATCCCGGCTACTTGACGGCGGCTGAAGGTGACGCGGCCTACGCGCCGGCTGGGCACGTCGGCAGCGGCGGCGCCGCGCACGCCAATGCAGTGGCCAGCGGTGCTGCGGGGTTCATGACCGGGGCCGACAAGGCGAAGCTCGATGGCGTGGCCAGCGGTGCCACGGCGAACGCGACGGATGCCGCGCTGCGCGATCGGGCGACGCACACCGGCACGCAGACTGCCAGCACCATCAGCGACTTCAACAGCAGCAGCAGGGCGCAGACGGAAGCGGCCCTGATCGCTGGTGCAAATGTGACGATTACGCCAGCCGGTAGCGGCGCCACGCGGACGCTGACGATCGCGGCGACTGGTGGTGGTGGCGGTGACAACAGCTTCTCCACGATCGCTGTCGCCGGCCAGTCGGATGTGGTGGCGGATTCTTCTACCGACACGCTGACGATCGCTGCCGGTGCAGGGATGGCCATCACGACTAATGCCAGCACCGACACCGTGACGCTGGTTGCTACCGGTCCATCCCTCGGCCTCACGCTCGCCATCACCTACGGCATGGCCATGCCTTGACCCACCGCCACTGACCCATGAGCACTCCAACCGCCAACACGTCTCCGATCTGGTCCGCTGCCCCTGATGTGGGGAGAGTCGTGATCGATCAGGCCAGCACAAACGTCAACACCAACAGCGCCGGCACGATCGGGACCAACACGTTCCTGGCGTTCTCGACTGGCACCGATGGATCGTTCATCCAGAAGATCCGATTCACCTTCACCAGCACAACGAGCGCCATCAACAGTGTGGCGACCACCCTCAACTTTTACATCTCGACCGTAAGTAGCGGCAGCCCAACGGCGGCACAGGCGACGTCTCTGCAGGGTGTGCAGGCCGCTGCGCAGACGCTGACCGCCACAACGCCGCCTTACATCATTGAGGTGCCGCTAGACATTGGCCTGCCGACTGGCTATCACATCCTCGTGGGGCAGACCATCGCACAGTCCGCTAACAGCAACTGGAACGCCATTGTTTTTGCGGGTGATTACTGATGTTGAACTTCGGCCACGTTCCTAAAGCCGGCCTCGGCAGCACTAGCGTTTTCTGGGGCATTGCGCCATCAGGTGGTGTCATCAACTGGATCCCGTGGGAGAAGCCTGCCGGCGCCACGTTCATTCAGATCATGTGCATTGGCGGCGGCGGTGCGGGCGGCTCTGGGTTCTCTTCGGCAACGACTAACGCTCGCGGCGGCGGCGGCGGCGGCGGCTCTGGCGCGTTCATGTCTGCGATGATCCCGGCGTTCAGGTTGCCCGAGATCCTGTACGTCTCTGCCGGTGGCCGTGCGCCACGATCAACCGATGGCAACGGCGCCGCAGGTGTTGGCAGCATCGTCTCGATTGCGCAAACCAATGCAGCGGCGTATGTGGTCTGCACTGCAGCTGGCGGTGGTGGTGGCGGCCGTGGCACTGCCGCAGCAGCGGGAACCAGTGGCTCAGCCGGGGCCGTGGGGACTTTCACCAACATGCACCAGATGGGCGGCACATTTAGCGCATTGGCTGGCCAGGCTGGAGCTGCAGGTGGGGCGCATACCACCGCCCCTGGCGCGTCCATCACGTATCCGACGACCGGATTATTCGTGAGCGGTGGTGCTGGCGGCGGCGGCGGCAGCACTGCAAACGGTGGCGCTGTCAATGGCCCGGCGTCACAAACTGGCGTATTACTGCTTTCCCCTACTGTCACTCAAGGGAACGGCGGCAATCCACCGCAGCCAGGCAACAACGGCACAAACCGCTGGCCGCTCATCAGCAGTGGTGGCACAGGAGGCGGCGCTGGCCTGAACGGCTCCGGCGGCCCCGGTGGTGACGGCGGCTTTGGCTCGGGCGGTGGCGGTGGCGGTGCCGGCAACGGCAGCAACACCGGCGGCGCTGGCGGGGCTGGTGTCGTCGTGATCTGTGCCATCTGATGCCATGACCATGAAACGCGAATCCATCCTTGAAGCCATCACCACAGCACTGGCCGGCACGGTGCAGGTGGGCAGCAGGATCTACCGCAGCCGGGTGGAGGCCGTGGCGCGGGATGAGGCGCCGGTGCTGATCGTGGAACCGAGCGCTGAAACTGCCCGCCAAGAGCCTGTGAGCTTGTGCTGGATCGACTGGTCGCTAGACGTAGAAGTAGCGATCTATACTCGCGGACAAATACCCGACAGCCTAGCTGCACCTATCCAGGCGGACGTGCATAGCAAGCTAATGACTGACCGGACTCTTGGCGGGCTGGCGCTGGACATCTGGCCGCAGCGGACGCAATACCTTAAAGAACAGGCAGATCAAACGGCAGGTCTGACCGTAATGAGCTACGGCATCCGGTACCGGACCCAGGTTGACGACTTGACTACATAGCCTGAGGTGTTGTTCCGTAACTTGATCGTGAGCAAGGCGCATCCGCTCCCTGAACCACCCACTTCTGGCGGATCCTATGTGCTGTCTGACGACGGCAAGCGCTGGACCAAGCAAACCCCTGACCTGATCGAGGCCCCGACCAATGCCGCTAACAAGGAATCGCCTGATCCTGGCGCTGCCTGAGACCACCTACGGCACGGCGCCGACCTTTACCAGCGGAACAGCAGCGATCCGTGTGGCGAGTGATCTGGACCTGCAGCCGCTGCAAATGGAGCTGGTGGACCGTGACCTGCTCTACGGCTGGATTGGTGCCAAGCCCCGAGCCCGTGTGCAGGCGCTGGCGTCCATTTCATTTTCGTTTGAGCTGGCTGGATCGGGCACGGCTGGGACAGCTCCTAAAACGGGAGTCTTTTTCCGCGCCGCGGGCTATTCGCAAACAATCGTGGCCAGTACAAGCGTCACCTACGCTCCGATTGGCGAAGCCTATGAGGGGATCTCGATCCGCTGCCATCACGGCAACAAGCTGCACGCGCTGACCGGTGTGCGGGGGAACATCACGATCGAGAAGACCGTGAATCAAATCGCAATGGCCAAGTTCGAGGGTTTAGGCATCTTCAACGCGCCGAGCGATGCAGCCGACCCAACGCCGACTTACGATCAGCAGGCTGATGGTCTGGTGGTCAACTCAACCAACACGCCCACGGTAAGCATCGGCGGTTATGCCGCCTGCATGGAGAGCTTTACATTCTCTGCTGGCCGCTCGCCGAGCTTTCGGCAGCTGGCCGGCTGCACCCAGGAGGTGCGGATCGATGGCGCTCGGGAGCCGGAAGGTGAGGTGATGGTCGAGTCGCCGACGATCGCGGGGAAAAACTACTTTGCCGATGCGCTGAACCAGACCGCCACGGCGATCACCTG